AACCTATTGTTAGCGGCTAGATCATATTCTACAGATCCACCGGAGTGAAGTTGCCAGTCCGTGTTCGCCAGTTGTGCGTTCAATATCAGTCTATACTTATAGTTTGCGTTGTTTGTTACACCAATCATCTGAAGAAAAGTGGGAACCACAATAGCATCCAATCTTGTATTGGCTAATCTAATACTTGCTAATGGATAAAAATCATTATTTGCTGTTGGTAAATCTTTTAGATCATTCATTGGCTGACTGATAGAATAGGTAAGAGAATCTGCTTCGTATCCACCTTCTGAAATAACTGTAGAGCAAATCTGTTTTAGTGTGCTATTGTTTCCCGTTGGTCCTGTGTTGAAAATCTCATATCTTATTGGCAAGCAAGCAGTTGTCATATATGGCATTTTCAATATATTATCGTGATGGAAAACATGTGCTGGTACTAATATACCATCGACCACAAAACCACATCTTACATCACCCACACCCAACCACTCAACATCAATCCAGAATATGTTTGTGTTGGATGTATTCAAAGCTCCGTGATCGTCTACACTATGACTATAAGAGTTTGCAGTACCGTCAAACTTATCTTTGTTCCATTCGATCTGAGGAACTCTTGTTTCTATTATAGATCCGGTTGAGTTTGATCTTAGCACTATGCAGGTGTTTGCGTCATTCTTCTCTAGAAAGATACCATTTTCAGAACCAAAATAACCAACTCTTTGAACTAGATTGGCTTGGGCTTCTGCCATAGCAAATGTATTCATAACCAAAAGAGATTTACCTGGCTGATATACAAATACTCTTTTCGTCTCTCTTATCGTGCTATCACTTGTATCTGTTCCTACATGCATGTCAACAGAACTTTGATGTATTATATACTGAGTGTTTGCGTTGGCTGTGCCGGTATTGGCTGTAGACCACTTTTCGTTAAGAGAATATCTATGTTGTGAATCAAAGATTGTGTATGGTGATGATGTTCTCAGTCTACCAAACGCATCTGTTGCTGTACCAGATGGTGTCAACCTATCAGATAATCTTACAACTTCATATATTGTTTTATTTGACGATAATAGGACGTTTGTATCAGACCTATATTGTGTCATTTTTTAGTCTTCCCTACGCTTCTTGCCTATACTATATTTAGTAATCAGATTCCATTCACCCTTCTCTTTGTGTGAAATGATCTTGATTTGGCTAAGAGGTGCTACGGGTTCTTTACTTTTATTCTCATTTACTAGATCAAGCAGTTGCCATTCATGTAGAAGATTTGCAATTGTATTTCTTCTGCCCATATCATCTTCAGAAAAATCGGAACTCTTTCCGTCAAGCAGAAAGAGTTCCTTGAAATGGACCAGATAATAACGACCTTGCTTATGTAGGATATGACAAGACTGATATAGAGTCTTATCTTTCTTAGATGCTACCCCTATTCTTGATAGTGTCTCCCTGATTTTTAGAAAGTCATCAGGTTCCGGTAGTTTTACCTCTATCAGATTTTCCAAGTTTATCATGTCTCAAACCACCTTTATTTGTTCTTTTTCTAATTTCCATGATCTGGTCATCTGAAAGAACTAGCAAGGCATCTTTGGCTTTCTCATTGGAATAACCATAGTATTCCTTGATACAAGCTAGATCATCGATAGACTCTCTCTTTAACCATTTCTGAAATGGGCGTTTATACCCACGCAATCTATTTATAAGATAATGGTATTGAAGGAGCTTATCGGTGTTGGGCATCAAATTCATCACATTGACTTCAAAGATACAGTCCTGATGAAATGAGATTGCCTTATTGACAACGAAGGGGACATAATCCCCCTCGTTCTCGGCCGTGATTACATGTTTCTTGGTTTGGAGTATGGAAGGTATAGTTTCTTTGAATAAATCGGTCATATTAGTCCTCAAACAATACGTTAGATTTTTCTATATTTCCATAGATAGCCAACAATTCATTAATAACTTTTCTTTTTTCTTTTTTTGAAGCAACATTTCTTCTTATAGGAAAAGTTATTATAGAATTTGAATTTTTATATAGGTCTCTTATCTGTTTGGTATCATGATTTGATATGATACACTTCACACCCTTATCTCTTAATTTTTCAGAGATTTCTACAATTTTGACGTGCTGCTCATATGTAAAATCATCACCCGTATAATCAGAAAAAGTTGTGTCAAAATCATCCGAAGGTAGATACGGAGGATCAAAATATACAACATCATTCTCTTCGAGATTATTATATAATATATCGTTAGAAAAATCTAGATTATGAAACTTAACAATCTTATTTCTAAATCTATGACTCACATCGGAAAGATTTGGAATAGAAATGCTAGTTTTCTTTGAATAAGGAACATTAAACATTCCATATCTGTTATATCTACAAACACCATTAAACGCAAATTTATTTAACACCAGAAACAAACTTGCTCTTTCAAAAGATGTTTTGCTTAATGTATTAAATTTTTCTCTAACGTCATAATATTTCTCAGAGTTCATATCTTCAAAATAAGGTTTGTCATATAAAATTATGTCATTTGGTCTAGACATGACATATGTAAAGAAGTTAACAAGATCGGGATTATAATCATTTAAAATATATTCTTTCGCTTCTACATTCAATGAAACTACACATGAACCCATAAACGGTTCTACAAATCTATTATGTGTTTTTAGTTGCGGAAGAATTTTGTCTAGAATAGAATATTTACCACCAACCCATTTTAATGGAGAACTAATCATCATATCTCTTCCATGAAATCTTCAACTTTGAGTATTTTAATCCAAGAATATTTTTCTCTCATTTCCTTAAAATCTGGTAACCACTCATATTCTTCATCAACAATCGTTATTGCTCCAGGTTTATAAACAATATAAGCGTGTTTTAATTGTGGATTATTTCTGAACATATCTGAGATATACATCTGTTCATCACTCAATTTATTTTGAACAGTACCTTTTTCGTTTTGATTTTTAACAGATATAACTGTATCATCATTTAATAGAATGTCAACCTTATATCGTCGTCGTCTCATTTTTCCTGTCCCTATAGATTTTAATAGAGATCCTTCTATATTAACCTGAGTCTTTATAAGAGCGTTTGGGTGTTTTTCTCTAATTTTATTATAAAGAATCTTCTCTAAGAGATCGCCAGATTTTTTCTGGTTTGTACCATAACCAGATTTTACATATGTAAAATCTGGTATTTCTTCACCGTAAAGAGTTTCACTCATCTCTATTTTCCTTATACATATTCACAATCCACCATAATCTGTGTTAAGCAAGCAACGAGGTTAATTTCCTGATCAGCCACAAATGCACTCTGATACTGATACTGAGAAATGATGACTACAGCAGTAGGAATGCTATCTGGCTTGAAGAACTCATATAGACTATCATAGATTTTCCTATAGATCCTAGCGGGTTCCACGTCAGTATTAGCGACGACCCATTTACGCATCTCTAGGAAGTTCTTATCCTTAAGAAACCCAGCCAGTTCCGCTATCTTTCTTACATCAGAAATCTGAGCAAGAGTGCCAGCATCAATAGCACCAGGAGAGGAATAACGCTGGAGTTCATTGAGAGTGCGGCGATAGTCTGGAAAATATTTGCCGACAATCTGTTGTAGAACTGCTTTGTCATATGATACTCCTTCTTTCTCAAGAATGTTTCCTAGACGTTTGAAGAACATCATAGCCATTCTTGGTTTTTCATCACCCTTCAGAGAGAAGTCGATAACGGAACACCTAGAATGTAGGGCTTCAATCAATCTAGACTTGAAGTTACAGGTAAAGATAAATGAACAGTTGTCAGAAAACTCCTCGATAGCACCACGCAAGGCCGCTTGTGCTTCTGGTGTCAGATAGTCTGCCTCATCCAGAATGATAACCTTGCGCCCACCAGTCAAGGAGATAGTTGAAGCATAACTCTTGACCCTTGTTCGCAGCATATCAATACCACGCTCTTCAGAAGAGTTGATAAAAAGATGATTCAATCCAATCTCCTCACACATAGCCATAGCAACGGTTGTCTTACCAACACCAGCAGTACCAGTAAGCATTAGATTGGGAATGCTCTTTCTATCAACATATTCCTGAAACGCAGATTTGATTCTGTCTGGAAGAATACATTCTGCAACAGTATGAGGTCTGTATTTTTCTACCCAGAGGAACTTTTCTTCATCATCAACAATCATTATTGATACTTTCCAAAAGACTGGTTAAGATTTCCTTAGCTCCATCTACGCCCAATTGTTGAACAAAGATGTTCTTGGAAGTAGTTGCCATAATGGAGGCTAAGGCTAGTATGTCAGATATATCATCGCACATCATGATTTGTTTGTCAATAGGCTTCATGAGTTCTTGCATACGTCTAACAGGATCTTCATTCGATTCCAAACTTAGTGTTTCCTTTTGACTAGTATTTTTCTACGATTCCTTATTGTTTCGCAGAATAAGATCATATGATTCTTCAAATGTCTTGTTTTCTTCAACTTCTTCACCGAAATTGGCCTTGAAGTAAGCCTTGGCCATGCGGCGAAGCAACTTCTTATCAACACCAATCTTCTCATATGCGGTGTTGATAATCTCCTTTTGAAGATCACGTTCAGCAGCAACGCGAGTCATGGAAT